GGTGACCCTGGTGTTGGAAAAAGCGCCATGGTATACGGACTTGCCCGTGAACTTCTTAAGAAGATGATGATTGATGGTGAGTATAATGATGAGGATTTAGCAAAATACATATTTTCACATAACACTTCTAATAAATATTTTGATGGTTATAATAATCAACCAATTTTCGTGTTAAATGATTATTTACAATTCGCTCTTGAGAACGAGGAACAATGGCTTATAAGATTTACGGATACAGTTGATTGTCCTTTGGAAGTGTCATCGGTAGATAATATAGAGACCGGGATAAAAGGTGAAGTTCGTTTTACATCACAAATAATAATAGTAACATCTAATATGCATTCATTAGCACAATCTGCTACATTAACTAATTGTAAAGCCTTTAACAGGAGACGAGATTTTGTTTTAGATATGACGTTTAAACCACAATCAGTTGTTACAGAAGATTGGAATTACAATTGGTGTAATTTTAGAAGATTGTCTAATGATGGTGCACATAAACGACTTTACCAGGGAGATAACGCATACTTAGATGCCGTGCTTGATATTACCGCATTATATTGTAAATTTTGTGATTTTAGTAAATCCTATGATTTAACTCATGTTGAGCAAAAGAAATATAGTGCTTTAATGTCTGTAGCAGAGCATTTAGTTGCCGCTGAGAATTATTTTGATAAATTAATGGATAAAGTTTCATAATATAACGCATTTATTCGATAAAGAGTTTTTTGGTATAAATTTTAAATATTTATTACCGTTGATTTCTGGCTCAATATCTGCTGTCTATTTGTTATATAAAGGTTTAGTTCCATATTTTTCATCAAAATTCACGCAGAGTTTATCGGGTGATTCCGGGACAACTAAAATAAAGCAAGTGATGAAACCCATAATCAAAACAACGATGGGTATATCTCAAAACAATATGGATGTCATAAACAAGATAAATAATAATTTTGTACGAATAACTGTACGATTAAATAATAATGACTTCGCTTTATCCCAGACGATGTGGGGTTGGGCCATTGGAGGTTCTCTTGTTGTAACACCAAAACATTTGTGGCGTCGTGGAAATATGATAGTAAGCGAAGGGGATAGTATCACAGTGGAACGTGGAGTTCATAGTCATGATATTGTTTACAAGGATGGTATGTTGTACTTAGATGAAGATAGTGATTATGCTTGTCTTAATATTCTAGGTACTATGCCACAATTTAGAGCGACTAAGAGTATTTTAATAGATCGAAGCTACGAAATTAAAGAAGCTGGTGAGGATATCATTCTTGTTAATCCAACAATGAACAAGGATGGTGTTACCTCAACGGTTATTGAATTGCGTGGTTATATAACGGATGCTATGTATAAGGACGATGCAGGATTGATATACGAAGGAAGAAATATATGGCAATACAACCACAGGTTTATGAAAGGTGATTGTGGATCAATTTTATTGATTCAGACTCAAATGGGAGTAAAGGTTGCGGGTATGCATGTTGCTGGAGATTCCTTCAGTGGAAACTCGGAAGTTATAACTACACAAGCTTACGATAAAATGGTCGATTATTTTACGAAAACAACACAAGGTTTTACTACTGATATTGAGCTTGATCAAGATGAGTATTTTGATGCTGTTAGCGATTTAGAAGAAGGTTTCTACTTCTTAGGTAAAGCTAAAAGGGCACCATTTCAAAACAATAAAACAGATATTGTTAAGAGTCCGTTTTATGAGGTGTTACAACCAGTATTAACTGGTCCCTCAGTTTTGAGTCCGAGTGATCAGCGTTTGGAAGAGCCTGTTTCTCCAATATTAAAATCAGTTTCTAAATATGGTGTGAATGTTGTGCCTTTTAGTGAGGATGCATTAAATATGGCGTATAATATAGTAAAAGATATGTATGATCCCATAAATGCTTATGAACTTAAAGTAACAGATCACAATAATAGTATTAATGCTATAGGAAACGATTATTTGGAGAAACTTGATATTAGTACTTCAGCTGGTTATCCATGGAATGTCAATCAAAAGAGCAAGAAGGATCTAATTGATAATAATAATGGCGTACTTAAGATAAAACAAGAACTCCAGGACAAATTGAATAAGTGTGAGAACTTAATGAATAATAATATTATGTTTCCATACACTTTGACAACAACATTGAAGGATGAGCGTGTTTCTTTGGAAAAGATAAAAATTGGCAAAACTAGAACTTTTATGAATTTTCCCGTTGAATATACTATATTAATGAGAAAATATTTCGATAGTTTTATTGATAAAGAGACGAAACATGCTCTTGATATTGGTACGACTGTTGGAGTAAACATTTATAGTTCTAAGTGGCAGCAACTTTATACGATGTTGAAGAAATACGATTTTACCATAGATGGGGATTATAAGGCTTTCGACGGTACGATTAGACCAGAATTTTTTAGATTGTATGCAAAGTTAGTTAATAGTTTTTATAGAGATGAACATATGCAGAAAAGAGATTTATTAGTTACTGGTTGTTGTTTTGCACCAATATTTGTGTTAGATAAGGTTTATGTTAAGCTGCAAGGTAATCCATCTGGATCACGTATTACTACATCTTTTAACAGTTTTGTTAATAGAATGTATGTAGTTATGTCATTATTAAGCGTTTTACCCGAAGCATACCATACACCATATTTTATTAATAATAATCTTAAGATTTTTGCACATGGTGATGATAATCTCGTTGGATTTAACAAAATCATTGAGTCTGATTGGAATGGTCACGTGCTTAGA